ATTTCTCAGTATCTCCTACAACATTACCTTTAACTTCAGCTCTTCTTTTAATTTCTTCTTGAACCTTTTCCCACACCTCTCTTGAAATGATAGCTGGATGGTCATCTTCTATATAGTAGCTATTAAGCTCTCCTCTGTTTCTTACAGATCGCTTTTTTAAATGGTCTGGAGTGTAGTATTTCTGTAGGATTGTATCTCCTTTATACTTCTCATTCTTTAAAATTCCTAGAATAGTAGTATCATGCCATTTCCCTTTTCCTATTGTAGCAATACCTTCTGCATTAAGTTCCTTTGCAATAGTAAAGCTTCCTTTGCCCCTTAGGTATTCATTAAAAATTCTTCTTACCACCTCAGCCTCATTAGGGTTTATAACTAAATCTCCATATTCATCCTTGTCATATCCTAAGAATCTTGTAGTGTTTATAATTAATTCTCCTCTCTCAAATTTCTTTCTTGCCATCCATTTAAGATTGTCACTCACGTTTTTACTTTCTTCCTGTGCAAAAGAAGAGAGGACGGCAAGCATCAACTCACCGTCCCCTGACATTGTTTCTATATTTTCTTTTTCAAACCTAACTTCTACACCTATATCCTTTAATCCTCTTACAGTTTCTAAAACTATAGTAGTATTCCTTGCAAATCTTGAGATAGATTTTGTTATTATTAAATCAACTTTTCGTTCCCTTGCAAGCCCCAGCATTCTCTGAAACTCTGGCCTATTTTCAGTAGTTCCTGTTATACCTCTATCTGCGAACACTCCTGCAAACTCATAATCTGAATTATTTAAAATGATATTTTCATAGTATTGTATTTGATTTTCTAGAGATTCTCCTTGCTTGTCATTATCGGTTGATACTCTAGCATATGCGCAAACTTTTTTCTTTGTATTCTGTACCTTCTTTATTGGTTCTATAATCCTTACACGCACTCTTATTACTCCTTTCTATCAAATTGTTACTACTATATATCACTCTGAAGGTGATAGAAGTCAAGTTATATATAATAGGAAGGAATTCACTCTTAATCCCTGTTAAACTTTAACTTCTGAAGTGTGTTTATTTGTTATTAGCATTAAACATCCCAACTGTAGTTTTAATGATATTATAAATGTCTTCATCAGTAAGTCCTGTACACTTTGCAGCTATTTCTTCAGCTGCAGTTGTATGCTTTGTTACTGCGTCCCATGCAAGTTCTTTTCCAAGCTGTTCTACTTTGTACACTATATCCTGTGCCTCCTGTTTTGTATGATTATATTCATCTTGTCCAATATTAGCTTTCAAAGCTTCTTGCTGCTGATTTATAAATTCTAGTTGCTTATTATAAAATGAATTTTTATCGTCTTTCATTTTCTTTAGTAAAGCTGTTCCATAGCTTACTATTCCTGTGATAGCTAAATACAATACATACGAAATAACATAATTTTTATCTAACATTTTTCATCCCTCCAACTACTTTAATAATGCTGCAAGAGTAAGTTGCCCAACAGTTCCATCTGGTGTTAATCCGTTTTTACTTTGGAAGTTTTGAATTGCTGCTAAAGTATAGTATCCAAAGTTCCCATCAACTCCAGACGTCCCTAAGTTAAAACCTAAATTTATTAATCTTTGCTGAATCCATTTTACAAGTTCACCAGAACTACCTTTTAATATTGTTGTGATTTTAGCTATAGCGCTATCTGTTGATGTTCCACTAATTCCATCTTCACTTAACTTGTTACCATTTTTATCTGTAATACCTGCTAAATTGGAAGCATGCTGAAATGACTTTATTACAGGATTACAGGATATTTGTGCTACTTTTGAATTTAAACAGTTAAAGGTTTCAGTTCCAGCTAAACCATCTTGCTGAAGTTTATTATCCTGCTGAAATTTATAAACTACATTCTTTGTTTCCTTACCGTAAACACCATCTACAGTTACCGCATAACCTAATTTTGAAAGCTTTGTTTGAAGATCTGTAACCTTATCACCTGTATCTCCAACTTGAAGCCAGCTTCTATTTTGAATTGGCTGATAGTTTATGGCTGATCCTTGATTATTCAATGAAGTATTTTTTATTTCATCAAAGGGAAACTTATCTCCAGGACATGAAGTATTATATAAAGCTCTATGCGGTTCAATTCGTGATATCTTATACAAATTCATAAGATATTTATTTAACTCAATTCCTGATTGCTTCTGTACTTCTGGCATATCATCTACCATATAATTACCTTCATAGCAAATGCCAAGAGAATTATCATTATATCCATAACATTGAGCACCTTCTGCATTATCAGGACGACCTTTATAAATAGAACCATCTTTTCTTATAAAGTAATGATACCCTACTCCAATCCATCCTCTCTCTTGATGCCACATTTCAATATCCTCAATTGTGCAGACGCAAGCTTCTGCATGGTGTAAAATAAGCATTTGAGGTACATTTGTGAAATTAAATGTACCTTTCCAATTTAGATTTGTTTGAATAATATTCATGTTTCATTCCTCCATTTTTTAATAGTGACTTTTGAATTATATAAAAAAAAGAAGGTTATAAATTATCTCTATAATCTTCTTTCTCTATTCCATCTATTCTTCTATGTGCTGATTTTGTGGATTCTTCAACCCGAATAACTCTTTCTGTAATATCAGATATTTTTCTGTCCTGTGCTCTTATATCTAGCCTAATGTCATCAACTCCTTTGCTAATGTAGTCCAGTTTTGTCTTTACTTCTCCATCTTTTTCTGCATGATCTATTAAATCATTGTCACCGTTTTTCCTAAAGGCTAAGTAACTTATGGTAACACCTGTAAATGCAATTAATACACTGATTGCAACATAATTCATAAAGCACCTCCTTCAATTTTAGTAATTGTTTATGAAGTTTCATTGTGTTCTAATTTTTCAACCTTATTTTCTAAAACTTCTATTTTAGCCTCTAGTTGTTGAATAGCTTTCGATAAATAAGGAATTAATACATCTGGTCTAGGGTTTAATATTTCAGAACCATCTTCTTGTGGAACCGCAAATACAAAATCAGGCTCAATAGCTTGAAGTTCTTGGGCAACATAACCGTGTTTTACAAAAGCTCCTTCTTGCTTCCAATTAAACTGTCTATGTTTAATTTGCATTACTTTAGATAAAGCATCTTCTGTGCTATCATTTATATTCTTTTTCAACTTCATATCCGAAGCCCATATAGTAATACCCCAAGAACCGCTACCATCAGTTGTTGTAACTTGTACATACGTATGAGGACTACCACCAAAAGCTAAATTGGATATACTGTTTCCTGTTACTAAGTAACTACTACCATAGGTGGGCTGGTTACCAACAAAAGTAGCATTTTTTATATTTTGTATACTAACAATAGAAGCAATAAAAGTAAGAGTGCCCTGCCCATTAGTTGAACTTCCAGCACTAGCAATTATTCTAACGTCATAGTCAACATTGTTGCCACTTGAATGAAAATCAATATATGGTGTATCTGTACTACTGGTCTTTCCAATTTCAATACCAGAAGCTGTTGAGGTATTTTGTATAACCACTCCATTTCCTGTGGCAGAACCAGTTGTAGTTAGGTTTATTGTAGGAGCAGTAACTGTTAATCCAGAAGTATGCGAACTTGCTGTTATATAAGTAGATGCATTATTGTTTCCTATTTCTAAAGTAGTAAAATACTGACCTGTTGGATCACAAGCATTAAAATCTAAAAGCGAACTAAAGGTTGATGCTGTCATATAAGTTCCATATCCTGCTCCAACTGAGCCCCCACTATAATCTCTATATATACCCATAACATTGTCCTGAAGAACTGCATGATTATTAGCAGAATTTGTTTGTATCTGGCAACCAGTAATGGTACCTCCGCTTATTCTATCACCTGATATTGAACCTGCTTGAATTTGTGAAGCAGTGATAGTATTTGTTGCTATCTGTGAAGATGTAATGGTGTTTGCAGCAATTTGAGCTGCGGTAATCGTATTTGCGACTATATTTCCAGCTGTTATGGTATTGGCTGCTATTTGAGTTCCAGTAATAGTGGCTGATGCAATCTGAGCTGCTGTTATCGTGTTTGCCACAAGCTTACTTCCTGTAATAGTTCCTGCTGCTATTGCTGATGCTCCTATGGCATTTGCTGCTATAGCATTAGCTGTTACCGAATTTACTGAGAGTGCATTAGCTGTTACTGAATTAGCCGCTAGCTGTGATGAGGTAACACAATTAGCTGACAATTGAGTTGTTGTAATACAATTAGCTGCAAGGGCATTAGTTAAAACACTACCAGGAACTAATAAATCTCCATCTAAAACTGTTGCCGTTGGAACAGTTAAATGTATCCCACTCTTATTCAAAAATACTAAACAATCTGCATCCGTTAAGCTTGGAAAAGTGTTGCTTACTACTAATTGTGTAGGGGATGTATGCAGCCAATAAACATACATATAATTTGTATATCCATCTGCTATTGCATAGGTCGTTCCCTGGTACTGCATATGAAGACCTGACCATTGTATACAACCTGCACTGGGTGTGTTATCTGAAATTGTATACATCTATATAATCCTCCTTAGTAAAGCAAATGTTGTGCTAAATTTAAATTTGAGGACGCTACAGCTCCAGCTCCAATTTGAGAACTTCCTACTGCTCCAGCTGCAATATTTGCCGCTTGTACTGCATTTGATCCAAGTGCTGTATTTGTTACTGCACCTGCTGCTAATGCAGTGCTACCTACTGCACCAGAAGCAATATTAGTACTTTGTACAGCATTTGCTGCTATTGCTGCATTCGTTACAGCTCCAGAGGCTATATTACCACTACCTACTGCCCCATTTGCTAATAAAGCACCAGTGATTGCACTATTTGCGATATTTGCTGTAGCAACAGCACCAGTGCCTATTTGTGTTCCTGTAACAGTTCCACTTGCAATAGTTAGACCGTGTGTAGCCCTACCATCACCAATATTCATAGTATGTGTTCCCCCAACATTAACACAAATAATTACGTCATCATCAGTAAGTGTTGGGAATGTATTACTTGTCTGAAATACAGTATTAGGTGTAGCAGAATATTTCCACCAGACATAAGTTGAGCTTGTATTACCATCTGTTATAGCTACATTTACACCTTTGTAGACCACATTACAGCCTGTCCATTTAACATAACCAGCACTTGGCGAGTTATCCGTAATAACAAAACCATCAAGTATAGGACTAGCTAAATTTAAGTCTCTGGAGTTTACTTTACTTCTTAATCCTGTCTTTGCTCCTATTCCTACATCCATTAGCGTTTCAATCCTATATTCAATATCCTTTAGAACACTTGCAAAACCATTTATGAACGCATCATTTACTGCTTTTTCAATACTGCGTGATAATTTTGTGTTTTTCTTATCAATTCTTTTTGACATGAATTATTTTCCTCCCCTAATACATTAAATGTGAAGACCAATTTAATTGAGATTCCTTTATAGTACCAGCAGCTATTAAATCTCCTGTTATAGTACCTGGCGCAATCTTATCTGCTGAAATACATCCACTTGCTATATTGACAGCTTCTACTGCATTTTCTGCAATATTATTACTTTGTATTGTGCCATCTGCAATTTGATTTCCATTAATTTGTCCCACAGTAATATTAACTGCGTGTAAATTAACAACATCAATTTCTCCTGCATCAATAGTTCCAGCTGTTATTTTATTAGCTGTTAAACTAACTATTTTAGCATCAGTTATACTTCCATCAGCTACTTGTTCTGTATCAACTGCACCTGTTCCTATTAATGCTGTTGTTATAGATGCCGCTTGAATATTTGCCGTTCCAATTGCTGCATTTTGTATCTGAGCATTACCTATAGCTGCATTTGTTATTTTAGCCTGTGTTATTTGTGCATCTCCGATTTTGGCAGTAGTTATACTTGCATCTTCTAAATCTGCAGTAGCTACATGTATATGGTCTATGTTATCCCAATCAATATTACCAACCTTACTGCCATCTAACATTCCATCACTTGTGGTTACGCTATCTACAATATTAGATGTATCTTGAAACCTAACATTTAAGGCATCTAGGCTGAGTATTTTATTAGCAAGCTCAACTGTGTTACGCTCAGGCTCATCTGGATACTTTAGAATCTTAACTATTCTCTGCTGTTCTTTAACATTTTTAGTTTTACTAAGTAAAGTTATAAAATCTCCCAAATCATAATCAAGTATGCTATATTTCCCTTGGCTAACATTCGCTAAATCAATAATTGCTGCACCATAAGCTTTAATCGGTACACTTAAATATGCTAACCTTGTTACTGCATCATCATATAAATCCTTAGCGACTGTGTATTTATTGTCCTCCCAATAGCCAGTTAAAACCTTATTACTGTATTGGTAGTTTTCAATATAGTTTTTACCATTATTAACACTTGTAATGTCCAAACCATTGGAACCTATAGGAATAAGTCTTGTAATGTAATCATAAGAATTTCTTTGTATCTGAAGCTTACTCAAATTCAGCTGATCTGAGAAATAAACCCCTTTGTCACTTCCAACCTTTTGATATACATTTACAAGCTTATTTACAGCATCAAAAGTCATCTCACATAAATATGCTTTCTGTATCTCTTGAAGCACATCATAAACTGTGCAGTTTGCTTTACACACATTTCTAAGAATAATTACGTCACAATTGCCTAAACTCCATCCTGTTCCTGCTAAGGCTAAATTGACTGCATCAGAACATTTTTGCTGAACTGTATTTATTTCTTTTACTGGCTTGCCTTGAATCCCTTCTATGTTTACTTTACATACATACTCAGTCCACTCATTGTCACTATCTGCATAATTAATTTCTTTAACTATATACTCATTATCTTTTGTCCTAATGTAACATTCCTCTTGAATAAGGTCATGCTTAGGGTCAATTATAGGCAACTTAAAAGAGAGAATATCAAGCTGATTGATTTCTCTCTGAATGTAATATTCTTTATAGTTTTTTAGTCCTTCTAATTTATTATGGTTTATATCGAATAATTGAAGCATTTAAACACCACCAAAGTAGAGATTATTTTATATCTGCTGCTACACTTTGCTCTCCAATGTGAATTACATTTACTGTAGCATTTAGTGCCATTACTTGTTTAATAACTTGGCCATCTACAATTATTTGTATTAAATAATTGCTTTTATTCTCAAAAGGGTTAATTGGTTCTTTTTGTTCTATCTCTTTTTCTATTTTATTTTCATTCATTGTTTAATTCCTTTCCTTCAAAAAATAAATAAGATCCTTTATATTTAAACTCTTAAATCCATCTAGGCTTATATTGAATTTGAATAGTACAATTAGATGTACTTGTAGCTATTGTATTATTTCCAGGTTGCAACGAAGGGAATTCCCACATATCTGTATCTGAGAACTTATTATTAGCATTTTCAAGTACCGTACAATCCTCACCACTTATCACTACTGAAATATTAGCATGTAGATTATTAATTGTTATATTGTCTTCCCCAAATCCCGTCAAGGTTAAACTTATAGTATTTATAGGAACCGTCACTGTTACTGTGGCATCTGTGGCTATATTGCCATCTACATTAATTACTTTTGTAGTTACATTATTCATTATTACTGTCACAGGAGGTTTATAAGCATATCCAGATTGCAATTGAGTTGTAAAAACCTGCTGCAATCCATTGTATTTTTGTGTTTTGCTTGGACTTTGCTGGGCAGCATCATAAGTACAAGCATATATAAAATCACTATTATCAGGCTGTATTGTGCACCTTTTTAATACAGTAGCAAGATTGCTTATTTTCTCAGTTACACTTTGCTTTGAATTACCTCTAAAGAAAAATTTACAGGTTATTAGTTTAAATGTCTCTTTACAGCCTACAGCTGTTGGGGCATTTGATTTTCTTAACCACTCGTCATAGGTTGTAATCTGTGCAACCTGTATATCTACATCACAACCTATAATTCCATAGGTAGAATGATGAAGTCCATTGATAAGCATTAGCTACCCCTCCTTTGGGCTAGTAATGCAGCTTGTTTCATAAAGTAGTCAATGTCCTGTTTATTATTAAATCCATAATTACCGTTAAAATTAATAATATTTGTGGTTCCACTTTGAGAAGTTGTACCTGCTACAACAGGAGATGGATAATTAACTCCTAGGTTTAAATTTGCTGATAATCCATTTAAAGCATTTAATGAACTTTGAGGAATGCTTATTGGTTGACTAATAGCACTCGCTATGTTTGACATAGTATTTGTTATCATATCACTATTGTTTTTAAGTCCTTCATTTAGTCCTTGAACTGTAAATCCACCAAGTTCCATCATAACCCTTGAAGGTGAATGAATTCCTAGAGCACTTTTAAAGTTCGAGGCAATACTATTGGCAATATTACTAACAGCACTAAATAAACCTCCAGCAGCACCTCTTAGACCATTAATAACTCCATTAATTATATCCCTTCCCCAGTTTAGAGCATCTCTTCCTACATTTCCTATAAGACTTCCCAAATCATGCCATACATTAACAAATATATTCCTGAAATCATTCCATGCCTGCCTCCAGTTGCCTGTCAAAATATCTAAACCTACCCTAATAACTCCACTAATTATATCCCATGCTATTCTAATTACTCCTGTTATAGTATCCCAAGCAAATTTCAGCTCATCTTTAATTGAATTCCATGCACTAATCCAAGCACCTTTTATAAAACCAAGTGCAGTTGAAATTGTAGTGTATAGAAAAGCTACTGCTGGAGCCAAGACAACTTTCATTACATTCCAAACCTCAACGAAAACCTGCTTAATTTCTGGCCATACCTGATTCCAAAAGCTTTGCAATTCACTTACTGCTCCTTTAATAGTAGGGCTAATATAATTCCATACATCTGTAACTACTTGTTTGATGTTATTCCAAACACCAGTAAATGTTTGACTTATACTCTTCCATATTTGTTCAAATATCTGTTTAAACTGATTAAAACTTGTAGGCAGCGTAGTACCGAAATGTTGCTGAACCCAAGCTTTTATAGTACTCCAATTGGCTATTATTGCACCAACTCCTGCTACTATTCCTATTACTAAAGCACCCCATGGATTAGTAACAAGTCCAAATGCTCCTTTGGCTATATTCATTAATCCTTCAATAGAAAATGCCTGTTTGAAGCCCCCTAATATTTGAGGAGCTTTTGTTACTATACTTGAGCCAAGTCCAGTAAAAGCAGTTTTTACGCCTGTAAATAGTTCAGGTATTTTTGTAAATGGATTAGTTATCTTTGAAACTATATCTCCAAAGGAGATACCCCTAATTAATTCTGGCAATCCTTTCATTCCATTTATGAAGATTTTATATGGTCCAGTAATTACTGTTGACATTGCACTTCCAACAGTTTTAAGACCCCCTGTTAAACCTTCGAATGAGCCAAATGAAATATCTTTAAAACTTAAATTTGTTGCAAAATCCTTAATTCCTTTGATTGCATTTTTAGTTATATCGCCACAAGCGAACTCCATTAATCCTGCATATTTATTGTGTACTCCTGTTAGTATTGATTCAACAGGTCCGAAAAATAAAAAAGCCCCAGCCAAACCTTCTATTATAGTTTTGGATGCAGCTCCATGCTCAGATATTAAATTAAATAATGTTTTTACAACAGGCATTAATGTTGAACCTATGCTCTTCCCAGCATCTATTAAGTTATTTGCAAATTGTTTAATTTCTGCTTGATGGCTATTAATAGTCTGTGCAAGGTTTGTAAATGCACTCATTAAGGTCGGTATCAAAGCCTGTGTAACTGGCATTAAAGCATTTGCAAAAGTCATTCCTAGTTGTTTGGTTTCTATTTTTAATACTTGTAACTGCTCCTCTGTTTCATGTGCTTCTTTAGGATCTATTCCTATACCTTTAACTTGACTAGCAGCTTGTTTAGCTTCTGTATATTGTTCAAGTAAAGGTATTAACTGCTGACCTTTTGCTCCAAGAACCTCTGAAGAAAAAGCTTCATCATTCCCTGCTTCAGTTGCCTTTTTATAGGCTTCTGATAACACTTGTAGTTGATCTGGTAAAGGTAATAGCTTACCATGGGCATCTGTAAGTTTCACTCCAAATTCCTCTAATGATTTTGTTGTTGTATTTCCTTTTTTTCCTGCACTTTCAACGGCTTTATCTAGCTTTGAAATAGTTGCAATAAAAGGCTGAGTATCTGTATCTGTTATGCTGAATATCTTACTCATTTGAGAAGCTTCTTGAGTCGTTACATGCAATTTTTCAGATAATTCATAGGTAGCATTACCTGCCTCAACCGCTTTGTTAGTTAGTTCAAATAAACCTGCTCCGCCTGCAGCTATTCCTGCTAAAGTATAAAAACTATTTTTAAGACCATCTAAAAGACCACTCATTTTCTCGTGGACTGTTTGGGTAACCCCTGATAATTTATCCCACACGGAAGATTGTTCATTAATCTTTGAATTAGTATCCTCAAGTTCATTTTTAGTTTTATTCATCTGAGTTTGTGCATTTAATAATCTAATCTGCATATTTTCTGCTGCTTTGCTATCTTCACCTTGTGCTACTACTAGCTTTTCATAAGCCTCTTGGAGTGTTTCAACCCTTTGTTTCTGTAATTCAAATTGTTCACTAAGCATTTCCGATTTTAGCCCCAAACTAGCCGTATCATTACCAAAACCATTTACACTGCTGCTTGCTTCTCTAAATTGAGCCTTAGCTACTACTAATTGTCTATTTATATCACTGATAGCAGTATTAAATCCTGTACTATCAAGGCTGACTTTCGCATTTATTCCTATATCTTCTGCCATAACTTCACCTGCCTCTATAAAACCTGATCAATATATGCTGTTTCTTCAACGTTATTTTTATAACTTATCATCTTAAAATAATAAAAGATGTCCATCTCATCAATCTGACTTAATGTCCATCCTTTATCAAATAAAACACAGTAAATTTCAAGCATAAAATCTTCTGGAGAAAGTGTATTATCTACATCACCTTCTCCATCTATACGTTTGGGTTTAATTCTTTTGCCGCCTCATTTAGTCCGCCAATTATCTCTTGTATACATTTATTTGTTGTTAACAGAATTTCTTTAGGAGAAATCCCATCCAGAAGTTCATCTCTTGTAAATTGCTTTCCATATAAATCAACTATATAATCAGCCATTTCATCAAGCAGAGTTTCTTCATCTAAGTTAGGATTATTCATTTTCTTTTGTACTGCAAAAGAATTTTTTAATTTTCTTGATGAGATAAAAGGTGTTGCAAAAGATTTCTCCTGCATTTCAGGAACCTCTATCCCATTTTCATCTGTTCTCATATTCCCTGTTGGAAATTTTAATGTTAGTATCATGTTTTAAGCCTCCTTTTAATTACAAAACTAAGAACACCATAAAATTCATTTGAATAATACGGTGTTCCATAAAATATCTTATTTTTATTCTTTACTTCGTCTAATAAGTAATAAGAATAATGTGTATTTAAAATAATATTTTAAATATACCAACAAAGAGTATCAATAATTCAGCTACAATAAAAATTGTTGCTAATTTTTTGTTTTTAATAATGTATTTTAATATACTATATATACCTGCTGATAATAATAAAAGTAGCGATGAATTCATATTAATTATGCCAAATAAACTCAATAAGCATAAAATCAACAATATAAACCATATAACAGTGATTACTGAACCCAATATTCTAACAACCTTTATATTTTTCAACTTCTCTCCCCCAAATCTTCTACAAATACATTACAATTAATAACAATATTACATCTTTAATTAAGATATATGCAAATTCCTGCTCTCATTTTTTATTATAAATGTATTACTACCTCGTTACTTGTTGGTTGTTCTCCCTCTCCAATAATAGTTTTATATTCTTTAAAGATTAAATCAATTCCAGAAAAATTATCAGGTAGTGGTGGTGACACAACAAAGTTATAAGAATAATGATCTTTGCCTCCACCTCCACTAGTCATTCTACAATCATATTCTTCTCCTATAAATAGTTTAAAATGATTACGTGCTGATTGTCTATTCAATGGATCTCTTTCTTCATTCCAATCTATATTTATATTTATTACACTTGAGTTTGAATATTGACGAATAAAAATTACAGAATAAAGACAATTATCCTTCTCAACTATCTTTAATGCTGGTAAATTTATTCTGAATCCATTTGGATTAACAATAGGTATATATGCTTTTTCATTCCACAATGATTTAAATACATATTTTAATTGTTCCTCATATAAATCAAATTTCTCTGCCCAATTAGAGATATATTCAAAGGGTGGATAACCAGGGTTATTGTTTGAAATCTCCTTGCGTTGTTTTATTAATTCGCAAATTTTTTCATCAATTTGATTAACTCTTTCATCATAGTGTGTAGTTGGTCTCTTAAACGGCAATAGTTCCATTTTACACCTCCAAAATATACTCCTTGTTTAATTTTACTAATTTAGTATAAAAACATTATATCATATTTGAATGGAATCATATTGTTATTCTGGTAAAAAACTATAGCAATTTTATTCTACAATACTATGTTTTAAAAGAGAAGTTTCCTTCTCTTAAGCCGATGTAAAGTTAACAATCACTGGTGTAGTTAATGCATTCCTGTTTAAATCAGTTACAGCAGTTGAAACTACCGCAATATATTGTGTTGTTGCTGTAAGTGTAGCTTGTGGTGTAATTGTAATAATCTTTCCTGTTGCATCTTGGCTTACGCTTACTGTAACAGGAGCACCATTTGAAGCTTTTAATAACATAAAGTTATTTGCATTAACATTTAATATAGGCTCACTAAATGTAAGAACTATATTACTATTGTCAGCAACTCCTGTTGCCCCTGCTACTGGAACTGAACTTAACAATGTTGGTGGTGTTGTATCTGCTGGATTATCAACATAATTAAACCAATTTGAACCTATAGCTGGAGAATAATTAGGGTCATCATCTTCACATACCCTTTGATATTCACCATCATACAATCTATCTAAAAATGTACCTTTAATTGTTGGATTCTGTACTTTAACTTTATCTGTCATAGTTTCTGCATTTGAATCTACTGGCTGAAACATTCCTTTAAGCAGCCAAACATATCTGTAATGTTTTTTATCGCTTTTAAGTGCCTTAAATCCTATAGCTACAAAGGGAGCAGCATCAGTTTTTTTCTTTACAATTAATCCATTTGAATAGGTGTGTCCTAATAAATCGGCCTGAACTGATAAAGATAAATCCCTAACATTTAGTTCAACATCAACTACTCCAACTGTTTGTATTACATCTCCTGCGGCATCATCAAAATATTGCACATCTGTATTAACTTTATTTGTTATCTTTGCACTTATAGCCCCCAAAATAGGCTTAACTGCTGAATACTGTGGTACAGTTTGTCCATCATCTGTTGTTGTTAATATTGAATAAACTAAATTCTTTAATCCAATTGATGGAATACTCATCTATTATCATTCCTCACTTTCATTCGCTATTGTTATTGAATACCTCATATGTTTTTCATATATTTGGGTATCATTATCGTCATTATACTGGTCAGTTGAGGCAGTTCTAAAAAAGCCTATATTTTTCATAAGATTATCTACCTCTTTTGCAATATCACTTGTACTTTGATTCTTTGTGTATATATCAAATTGAATATATATTTCACTATCTTGTTCTGTATCATCCGCAAAGTTTGCACCTATGTTATCCATCTCCCAAAACACTAACCTTGGAAATTCATCTGCATTAGGTGCCATAAGCTGATAAATTCTATTGTATGTTGCACCATTGTTAGAAATAATTCCTCCAAGCAAAGAAATAAGCGTTGCATCATTTTGCAGTGCTTCATATACTTTAGGTTTTATATTTATCATAGCTCTAATCCTTCCTTAAGTGTTTTAACCATTGCATTTCTTACATTATCTTTTTCTTCTGCAATTGTCCTTCCAAAAGGAGCTCTTGCAGCCATCTTAACTGTTCCCCATTCTATAAACTTTAAATAAAAGAACTTTGAGGTATCTCCTTTATTTGGGCCTACTAAAACATAAGGTACACCATCTTGTTTTTTAACTTTACTTATTTCAATATGATCTGCTGCGTGCTCTTTATCTAAGTTACTTCTTGGTATTTTAGGTTTAACATTATCAAGAATTATCTTAGCTCCTGCATTAAGAGCATCATTTACAATCAAATCAGCTTTACTATCCATAGCTTGAAGCTTTTCAATAAGCTCATCCATTCCATCTACTTCAATTCCACTATCCATTTTGTATTTCCTCCATGCATGCAAGCTGCAGTTCTCTATGTTCTCCGTTAGTATCAATAACATATTTTATATTGTAGTTCTTGCCTAGATAAACAACTCTCATTGTGGCATCTATTTGAAGTTTTTTAGGGTATCTTATATAAAATACTGTGTTTATTTGAGAGGATGAAGCTGCTGCATTAAAGTATTTTGAACCATTTACCGCTTCAAAGGATGACCAAAATGCAGCGTAATCCTTCCATTCATCCGTTGGTATACCCTCAATATCATTAGAAATATTTTTATTTTGAATTCTAATTTTATGTCTATACCTTCCTGGATTAATATCTATATCATTTGCATTCATATACTCTGCTCCTATAAAATAGTGATTTTGTCTTTTAACAATAAAGTTGTTACTGCAAAACTGATTTCTTCTGGAGTAACTCCTCTAAGATTATTTATTACCATTCTGTTTTCATACCAATGGCTTATTAAAAGAAGCATAGCTTGTTTTATTCTTCCAGGTATTTTTGCTTCATCATCACCATAGCCACAAGTGAAATTAATTACTATAGGGTCTAATGGGTACAACAAACATACAGGAAATATCTTACCAAAGGGTGGTGATATTCTTCCGAGTATTCCTCTACTACTTACAACATAATCAATTTCAGGTTCCATTGTTGTAACAACTCCAGCCGAATCTTTATAAGTTACACTATTAATAGTTTTCAAACTGCCTTTTGGTATTTCTATAATGCTATTACTTAAATTATTGTTAAGTAAATCTGTTTCATCTATAGGGAACTTTTGAAGAGATAGTTCCCATGTTTGTGTTACATACGCTCTATGTTGATATTCCTCACAATACTCCCTTGCTACTGTTATAAGTGAACTTATATAAATATCATCGGAATCATCTGAAGTATCATCAAGCCTTAGATAAGCTTTAACTTCTGTTAATGTCATCGGTTCAACAGCTGGTGATGTTATTAAAGTTAAATTATATTCAGCCATTTAATTAAACTAATGCACTATCCGGTATTTCGGATATAAATCTAGCTTCTGTTAATACTGCAAGCACTCCACCAGTTATTGCTCCAACTACTTTTTCAACTGATTTTACCCTTACATAATTGTAACCAGTTGAAGCAAGCATTTGATTATCAACTTCAATTTTATATATTTTATCAGCTGCTGCTGATGTTTCAAATCCGTTAGAATCAACTGGTTTAATTATTGATCCGAAGGTATCTCCTGCAACACATTCCTGATAGAAGAAAGAAATTGTTATTGTGTTTGTAGGTGTAGTATCGGAGCAAGCCTCAACAGTTATTTGTGCTTGACCTTCTGCACCAGCTCCACATTGAATTAAAAAACTACAATGCCCCCAATTTTTCATATTTATAACGTCCGTTGCCACAGTTCCAGCAAAAGCATTATCAACTGGTGGCAGTGCATTAACTACATGATATAATTCTCTCATTTATTCTCCTCCTAAAATTTTAATTAAGGGTGGATTTCCACCCTATTAGTTTCTTGCTCCTAATGTTACAAATGGTGAGAGATTATTTGCACCTTTATAAGGCACTAATGAAGTTTTCCATATTGGCTGTCCATCAACTCTATATATAAATCTAAATACTGACTCATCATAGAGAAATCTGACGTGTATAGATGTTGCAGCATTTATACCACCTTTATCAATTAGTAGGTATTGCGACAAATCAACAAAAGATATATCTCCTGCTGAACCAAGAGAATTAGCTTGTTCAACTTCAATAACAGGTCTTCCAAATAGCGTTCCATAAGGTTCTGCTGAAACCCCACCTGGGGGCATATAAACTGGATATGCATTATTACCAACACTTATATTTAAAGTGTACAATTGAGGTACTATATCTTGATTAATAAGCCATACAGCATTTTGTTTACTTCTACTCCACATATGTGAATACAGCTTTACTATGTTATTTAGTAAAATTGAACCTGCTGCCTGTCCTGATTCTTTAGGTACAGTTACAAGAGCTCCGCTGTTTAAGAATCCAAGTGGCATGCCTGCTCCGCCGCCATTCATTATTGCATCATCCATCTTGAAGCCAAATTCTTCTGCGAAAGCTTGAGATATCACTGCTTCAAGAGCTGTTGCATCTTCTAATAACTCATCTGTTGCATAGCAAAGACCTGTTAATTTCTTAAGTTTCAATTCTATTTTATTAAACTTAGGCTTCTTCCCTGTAAAAGTATCTGCTTCATTTTCCCAATATGCCTGAATACCGCCCCAACGTGATCCATCTTTTCTGCTTGTTTCATCTACACCATTTGCAACAAGTCCATTCTTCCCTGGACTAATAGGAATTTTTGTACATCTAGGAGCCAATATTCCAGTATCATAAGTTCTCTGCAGTAATTGCTCTGCAAAATCCTGACCTACTAGAAATCCACCATCAGAAGGTACTTGCTCTCCCATTCCTGATGCTGAATCTCTATAGGTTAAACGTGGATCTATTTTTCCACCTGGTTTAGCTGAATCGTAAACAGCTTTTAAGAATTCACCGTTAGTGTTCCACATTTTCTTAGTATGATCTTTTGGCTCAGCAAATAAAGGTATATTAACTGGCTTCTTTTCTGCTTCTGCCTTAACTGCTTCCTCTGCTTCTATTGCATCAATCTGTTTTTGTGCTTCAATTTTTGCTTTTAAAGCTTTAATCTCATCGAGTTTTGCATTTATTTCCTCAGCTGTAGCATCTTCTTTAGATATTAAATTCTTTGATTCTAACTGTAACTTTGCTAATTTTTCTAATAGTTCTTTCAAGTTTTCTTCCTCACTTTCGTATTTTGGGTATAAAAAAAGCTTTAAAGTTCGCACTCTAAAGCTAATTTTGCTTTGATTAGTTCCATATTTACTTGTTTTTCTAACTCTAAATTATCTTTTGTTTTCTCTTCTCTCTTTTCAGTAACTTTTGGCTTATTTGTAAGCATCTCTTTAAGTCCTTCTATAGAATTAACTATGTCACTAATCTTTAATTCTGAAACAATCTTTTCAAGAGAGCTTACCTTGTTTTCTATTTCCTCAAGCTTATTACTTGGTGTTAATTTATCTTTCCTAAAGTTTTTAAACCTTGATATGTCTACATTTAAACCATTAATAGCAAAGGTTTTATCATTTATTGATGCAGAAACTTTCTTATCTTCTTCAATTTCATCAGCAAAACCATTAGCAACAGCTTCTTCTGCTGTCATCCAAGTTTCAGCATCTAATAATTCTATAATTTTATCCTTGTCCATTCCTGTTTTATCTTGATAAACTGAAATTAGACTTTCACATATTTTATCAAGATCATCTGCAAGTTTTCTAAAGTCATTTGCATTTCCCATTCCGCCTGTCCATGGATTATGCACCATTAGCATTGCATTTTTAGGCATAATAACCTTGTCTCCAGCCATAGCAATTATACTTGCAATGCTTGCTGCGAGTCCATCAACATAAACATTCACCGTTGCATTATGTCGTTTAAGCATGCTGTATATTGCTTGACCAGCAAATACATCACCACCACCAGAATTAATGTAAACATTCAAATCTGATATATTTCCTAGACTGTCTAAATCTGCTTTAAAATCTTTTGGAGTAACTTCATCACCCCACCAAGTAGCATCTGCTATATCTCCGTACAGCATTAAATCTCCTGTATTATTTCCTTTGGCTTTAAACTGCCAAAACTTTTTATTTTTCAATAAACCGCCACCTTCCTTTAAATTTGAATACAAAAAAAAGAGCCTAAGCTCTTTAAGTTGGTTAACAATATAAAAATTATACTTATTTTATGTAGTGTCACCTTCTAAATCTATTTTTGGTATTTGAATAAACAAGAATAAATACAACCGTTGCCAAAAATAAGATTAATCCAATGACAAATAAAATATGCTGTTTAGTAACACTACTAAGTCCCCACAAAAAAACACTAAAAGCTATTACAAACATTGATTTGCCCATAAATTTACATAATGCCTTTTCATCATATTTTGCTTTTTCTTCTTTACTTAACATATTGTACCCTGATATTAAAAACCCACCTTTACCTAAAGAAAAGACCACTCCAAAAATAATAAATAATGCAGGCATCAGTAATAATATAATAATTGTACCAACCATTATCTTTCACTCCTTCGTCAAATACCGATAATTATACTGTACATTAAATTATTAGTCCGAATTAACTTAACTTATTATACAACAAAATTACTATTATTGACTACATATCCCAAAAATTAAATTCAAATCCATATCATTTATCTTTATTTGCAAGCATATTATAAACTTCCTCAGACATAGCTTTTAACTTATCTTCTTGCTGCACTTTTCCTGCTTCACCTAAATTTAATGGTTGCAGATATATATCACCGTTTGGTATTGCAGGCATATTTTCAAGCCTTCTTATATCATTAACACTTAGCCATCCCCACTGTCTGCCTTGAGCATAATATGTTGCCCTGCTTGTTATGTCTCCTCTTAAAAGTGCATCCACTTTAAATTCTATATAGTATCCTGCTTTTCTTTGAGCAGGTGTTAGAAGCTGCATGTTTATATTATCTTCCCATCGATTAAACCAAGGAAGCATAGTGTACATTACAAATTCAAGACTCTGCTGCTCTATATTTGAAAATGTAGAATGCCCAAGCATTTGAATAAGATGCTGTGGAACTCTATAAATACGGCAGATATCTTCAATTTGAAAGGATTTGCTCTCAAGAAGTTGTGCATCCGCTGGATTAATTGAAAATTGCTGAAACTCTAACCCGTCCTCAAGTATCATTGGTGTTCCTGTGTTTTTAAGTCCAGTGTAATTCTTTTTAAGTTCTTTCTTTAGTCTATTGAAGGCTTCTTCGCTTAATGTTCCAGGATGTTTAAACGCACCACTTGAATTAGCACCATTTTGATAAAAATTCACTCCAAATTGTTCATAACATATTCCCAGTCTTATAGCTGAAGAGGCATAGGATATTGGAGATAGCCCAACAATACCGTTTAAACTCATATTAGGTACATGAAGAACTTGATCTCTAGTAAGAGTTTTTTTATTAGTACCCATAGTTATGACATAAATTAATTTTTGTGTATCTGGATCTCTCTTTATTTCAACATTATTGTAATTGTAAGGATATAGTCCAACTAAATTACCACGGGTATCAACAAGTCTTTCACATACAGCATTTCCATTTAAATTAAGAGATGTCATGCAAGCTTCCTTAAAATTAAAAGGTGCCATTTCATCGTTAGGACTATTATGTAATATATCATAAATAGCTAGATCATTTGCAATTTCCCTTTCTCCGTTTGACTTTTTCCGATATAACATAGCTGGTGTATTTGCAAATGCTTCTGCAAGAACTTTATTACAAGCAAATACTGCTGTATATTTTAAGGCGGTATCTTGGTCAATATTTATTCCTGATACATCATCTTCTAAATCTCCGCCTGTCATAAATCTTTGAACATATTCGCTGAAACTTTGACCTAAAATTAATTTTGAAAATGCCTTTTGTACTCTATTCAGGTTCTCACCGCCTTTACAATAAACTTCTCATACCCCTTGCTTCATAAACCCATCCTTTTGCTTCATGTCTTATTGATCTATCTAGTGCCATAATAAGTGCTACAGCACCGTCTATTTTTTCTGTAGATTTCTCTTTATCAGGTTTAATATTTCCTGCAGGATCTGTTCGCACAAATATATTATCCATCATCCACTTTAAAACTGGGTGACCACCATGAGCCAGCTTCTTTTCAAGAGTTATTTTCATAAGTTCCTTTGTTGGTGGACTCATATCCTTATAACCTTGTCCAAAAGGAACTACTGTAAAGCCTAACCCCTCAAGATTCTGCACCATCTGCACAGCTCCCCAGCGATCAAAAGCTATTTCCTTGATGTTATATTTCTTTCCCAGTTCCTCAATAAAGGTTTCAATAAAACCATAGTGAATAACATTTCCTTCTGTTGTTTTTAAGAAGCCTTTTTTCTGCCACACATCGTATGGTACATGATCTCTTTTTACTCTAAGCTTTAAATTATCCTCTGGAATCCAAAAGTAGGGAAGTACATAATATTTATCATCCTCAGTTGTTGGCGGAAATATTAAAACAAAAGCTGTTATATCATTAGTACTTGAAAGGTCAAGTCCTGCATAACATTCTCTTCCTTTAAGTTTATCTGCGTCAACAGCAAAAGAACATTTATCCCATATATCCATAGGCATCCATCTTACCGATTGTTTAACCCACTGGTTAAGTCTCAGTTGCCTAAATATATTTTCTTCTGCAGGATTTTCTTTAGCACTTTGGATTGCTGTTCGAACCTTTTCTATATCTATAGTATGACCAAGTGATGGATTCGCTTTATACCAATTTTTCTCATCAGTCCAATCATCATCATCAGCTATTCCATAAATTGCAGGGTAAAATGATTTGTCTATTTTTCTACCTTCAATGATATCTATTGCCTTTTGATGTTGCTCAAAGCATATAGAATTTCTATCTGTGCCTGCTGTAGTAATTAAAAAGAACAGTGGTTGAGTTCTTGCATCTCCTGAGCCTTTAGTCATAACATCAAATAACTCTCTATTAGGTTGGGCATGAAGTTCATCAAAAACAACTGAGTGAACATTAAGTCCATGTTTTGTATAGGCTTCAGCTGATAGTACCTGATAAAAACTATTTGTTGGTTTATACACTAATCTTTTAACTGACATTATTGGTTTTATTCTTTTCTTAAGTGCTGGACATTGCTCCACCATTTCAACAGCAACATCAAATACAATAGAAGCCTGCTGTCTATCAGAAGCACAGCCATAAACTTCAGCTCCCCACTCATTATCACCACAGGTCATTAAAAGTGCTACCGCTGCTGCAAGTTCTGATTTACCATTCTTCTTTGGAATTTCTATATAAGCAGTATTATACTGACGGTATCCATTTTCTTTTACGTTGCCAAATATATCTCTAATGATTTTGTCTTGCCAAGGAAGTAAATCGAAAGGTACACCTCTCCACTGACCCTTTGTATGTTTTAAGCAATTGATAAAACTTGCAGCTCTCTGTGCTTTTGCTTCATCATACATTATTTCATCTCTCCCCTTAGCATCAATTCCATAGGGTCAAAACTATCATTAGAACCTTTATCTGTAACAATCCTACTTCTTGAAGATGGCGTAAGTCCAAACTGTTCACAAAATTTAATCATTATCTTAAGATAAGATTGGGCAATAGACACCTGTGGCACCTGTTGCCAATAACCACTTGGTGTTTTAACAATTGTTCCATGCTTTGATATAAATTCTTCTGCCTGTTTCCAACGTGCATAAGCCTCACAATATCCTGCAAAGGCTGCCATATCAACTTCTGTTAATATACCAAGTTCCTCAAGCTGTTTTGCTACCCTTCGCCATTCCTTTTTAGCTTCTGCATCAAGCCACGTTGGACACTTTGGTGCTTTCTTATCTGGCTTTGGTTCAGATTCATTAAGTGCTCTTTTACCTGGATTGCCCTCCAGTTCTTTTACTGCCGTTGGTTTTGGCTTTCTCCCTCTTTGTGCCATAGATTTCACCTCCAATCTTTAAAATTTGGCATAAGAAAAGAGCCTACTATTTAGCAGACTCTTCATCTAATTTTCTTTTTATATTTAACCTCTTATACCTTTATAATTGTAATTGCCTTTCTTGATTTCTTCATGTTCCGCCTTCATCGCTTTTTCGTAATCTTTATCCTTCTTTTCTTTTTCAGAACAATCCATGCAAATGCAATCCGTATTAAACCTTGACATGATTCTACCTTTATCTAAAGAGTCACCACATCTATCACAAATTTTCTGCGTAAAAAATCTATCCATATATCTTCCTCCACTATTTAAGTTAAGATAAGCATTCAGAGTATGAAATCATTAGTGGTTTTAAATTAATTCCATTATCACAATACCCTCTAGCAATTACATTAAAATAATATTCTGTTGGAGATGCTACCATATTGGTATATTCACTTGTCATAATATAAACCATAGCTTTTGTAGCTTCACCATCCACCATAACTTCAACTTCCTTTTTAATATATAACCTAGGGAAACCCTCATACAAATCAAGTGCTGTTTCACAATCCTCAGTTATTTCCCATAAAGCAATTGGTACCGTTCTACCTTTGCAGGGTTCAATATTTGCAACTCCTTTATATGTTCCCCTAAAAGTTAGTTTATAATCATCAAGCGTTCCAGTTCCTATATTCTTAGCTTTTGGACATCTCTGACTCATTTGCTCCAAATTCATATTTGAGCCATATGCAACATACAGCTTTGTTTTTTCTGCCATTTTATCATTTCTCCTCTTATAATATTTAGTTTGCCACAAAAGGGCTGTGTTTCCCCTTGTGGCTGTTATTTTAGTTTCAAGCAATCCTTGGTGTTCTCCAAGCTGCATCCCCATCAAGGGACTTCATAAGGTGCTGTCTACAATTTTTGAACTCATCTCCTATAAGTCCAAGTCTTAGTAACCAACACCTAAAGGTATATTTTTCGTTATCGGTATGGGTACGTTTTGCACTGGCACTCTTTTGCCTTAAGGCTTGTTTACTTATTGCTAGGCAGAAAACTATGTAACTTCTGATTTTACCTGCGTGCATAGTCCCATTAAAAAGTCTAAATTCAATTGTGCCTTTAGTAAAAGTACTGTGTAAATTTAGTCCATGATATCTGCTGGAGTGGTAATGCCTTCCTCTGCTTTCAACACCGTAACCGCTATACCAAATATCCGCCAGTTGTTTTAAGGTTTTAGGTTTTTTCTCATTTATGGTTTCAATCAAATTCTCATTAACCTTTTTGCAATATCTAACCCTTGCAGGGTCTATCTCAAGACTTTTGTAAATCAAATCTTCCTTTGAAGCCATAAGGTTAACCAAGTTCTTTAGGGTGTTTGGGGTGTGTTCTTTTGCACCTATGTGAATATGAATACCGCATTGAAGCTTGCTTTCACTTACCGCACCTGCATGCCTAAGTTGCCTAATAAGTTCTTGCAGTGTTTCAATATCCTCATCATATTTTAAAATTGGTGTTACTAGTTCCACACTATATTCCTTATTTGCTGATACAAGTTTTCCTCTTGAGGTTTTCATTGTTTGAATGCTTGCATCACTCATTATTTTCCACACTCTGCTATCTGGTGCTGTTACCTTGTAGGTATCGTAGTTATCAAATGTTTTTTCAACTACTCCTCCTAATAATTTTGAAGCAACCTCAGCAGCTTTTTCTCTTGTAATTCCTGTCATTTCAATTTCTACACCAATTGTTTGGTTTTTCAATGTTTTCTACCCCTTTCAAAGTGTGTTTATTACCTTTTGGTAGTGTACATATTACCTCTGAAAGGGGTACATATCCAGTTATATATGCTAGATTCTATCAAATAAAATTACCCGTTTTGTAGAGTCATAGCTACTGCATAAGCAACATTTACAGTAACTGCATTCCCAGCTTGCTTATAAAGTTGTGCATCTGAATTCACAGCCTTTGCCTTTTCAAAGAGTTCATCTGGAAAACCTTGAAGTCTGAAGCATTCCTTTGGAGTTAATCTGCGAATTCTGTAATTTCTATCAAGTGTTCCTACTGCACAAGAAGTATCAAGAGTTCCAGAAATGCCTTTTCCAACTCTCCCTCTTCTAGTAGTACTGTTTGGAAAGTTTAGATATATCCCATCGCCAATATTGGCTTCAACATAACCCTTTTTGGTTGCATTTTTTATTGCAACACCATGCCTGTCTTGACCAGTCAATGTAAACATAGGCTCATCAGCATTTTTAATTCTTCTACCATTTTGCCTTTTCTCCACTCGTTCTGGAGTAAGAATAGGATAAGCTTCAAGCACAGCACTATTCATAGCTGTTCTATTTACAATTCCCCCTGTATAGCGTGAAGTTATACATCTTGATGTTTCAGTTAGTTGTGGCTTGGTATTTGATTGATCTATAAAAATTTTACTGCCTTCTCCTTTATTAGTTGTAACCGTTGGTGCTAATCCTTCTGTTGAATACACATTGCCATTCATACCTTTTCCACTGGGATTTATATTTCCTACACAGTAAAGACCAGTTTTAGCACCAACCCCTCCTGCACTACTTTGTATAGCACAAGAAACACCATTGGTATCATAAACTCTATAGCCTTGACTTCCTCCTATAATTTGCTTAAGAGTTGCTGTGTTTTTTCCTCCGATAGATAATATTTCTCGTCTACCTCTACTTCTAAGATTTGCGATAATGAACACACGCTCTCTGTTTTGAGCAACTCCGAAGTTTTTAGAATTAAGCACCTGCCAGACAACATCATACCCTGCTTCGTCCAATTCAAAGAGAACTGTGGCAAAGTCAAATCCGTTATTAATTGACAGCAAGTTTTTAACGTTCTCAATAAGTAAGTATGTGGGTTTATCTTTTTCTTCTTTGCCCTTGATGAGGTCAATAATGCTGAAATAGATTCCACTTCTTTTTCCTCTGATGCCTCGCTGTTTTCCTGCCACTGAGATGTCTTGGCAAGGAAATCCAAAGCACCAAATGTCTGCTCTTGGGATTTCTTCTGCTCTAAGTTCTGTAATATCATTTGCATACCACTCTCCTTCCGTTTCAAACATAGCTTTATATGATTTAACTGCAAATTTATCTTTTTCACAAAATCCAATACATTTATTTCCCGCTAGTTCTAGCCCTAATCTAAAACCACCAATACCAGCACAAAAATCAAGGAAGGTCATATAACTCACAACCTTCCTTTTTAACATCAGCATATTTAATTTTTTCACCATCTCTTAATAGAAGCACACTATCCTCAGTTTCTACTTGCTCAATATACCTTTTAACAATAACATCTGCATACTTTTCATCAAGTTCAATAGTATGGCAAATTCTATCCGTTTGCTCACAAGCGATAAGAGTTGAACCACTTCCACCAAATGGATCTAACACAATACAGTTTGTCATAGATGAATTTTTTATTGGGTAAGCTACAAGAGGCACTGGTTTTGTAGTTGGATGATTTTCACTTCTTTTAGGTCTATCGAATTCCCAAATCGTATCCTGTTTGCGATCTGCATACCATTTATGCTTTCCTGTAGGCTTCCAAGCATACAGCACTGGCTCGTGCCTGAAATGAAAATCTCCTCTAGAAAGTACCAAAGAATTCTTTACCCATATACACACAGCTGATAGATGGAATCCTGCATCTTTTAAAGCTTTTCTAAAGTTAATTCCCTCAGTATCTGCATGAAAAACATATATAGCTGCACCATCGTCCATAGCATCATAGGTACATTTATAAAACTTAAACAAGAAGTCATAAAAGTCTTTATCTGGCATACTGTCATTTTTAATTTTAAGCTTATCCTTCGTGCCTCCTTGAATGTCTATATTATACGGGGGATCTGTAACCACAAGATTAGCCTTTTTCCCATCCATTAAAACTTCATAGGTTTTAGCTTCTGTGCTATCTCCACAAATTAGCCTATGTCTTCCAAGAAGCCACACATCTCCTTGCTTTGAAATGGTAGTTTCTTTTAATGCATCATCAACGTTGAAATCATCTTCTTTAACTTCATCATCATTCAACTTGGTTAATAATTCATTAAGTGCATCCTCTGTAAAGGCTGACATTTCAAGTTCAATATCTCCACTAGTTTTTATATCCTTTAAAATATCTACAGACATTTTTATATCAAGTTCACTAAACTCTTGGATTTTATTATCTGCCATAAGGTCAGCATACTCTGATGCTTCACTTTCATAATCTTGATAATCAACTGGAACAAATTCTACTTTAAGTTCCTTTGCTGCCATAAGTCTTCCGTGACCTTTAACAACAAAACCACTTCTATTTGAAATAACAATAGGATGTCTCCACCCTTGGTATTTTATTATTTTTGCTAGTGCAGCTATTTGTTCTTTAGGATGTTTGTTAGGATTTCTTGGATTGCCTACAAGACTATCTGTTTCAACAATCTTATCATGGGCACAATATACTGCAATTTCTCCTGCCATTGCTTTTGCTTTAATTTGTTCTTTCATCATCTTCTCCTATCCAAAACCTATCTTTTATGTAGCAGTTATGACTACAATACTTGCGTTTCTTATTACCATAAACGGTAAACTCTTTGCCACAGTGCAAGCATGTATATTTGTAAGTAGCATCTTCACTTTTATTTCTTTCGCTTTGATTTTCACGCCACCATTTCCGTCTGCACTCTTCTGAGCAAAATCTTCTGTTTCTACCTTGGTATTTTTGCTTAATTGGTTTTTCACAACAAACACAAAGTAGATTTTTCTTAATTTTTTCTTCAATATTTAACGAAACTACACATGAAGCTCCGTCTAAATTATTACGCTTACAAAAGCTTCGAATGCTATCCCTAGATAATCCTAAAAGTGCTGCAATCCCTTTGTATCCAATGCCTTTCAATCTTAATTCTCTTATCTTTTCTTTTTCATAATCCGTCATGTGTGCTGCTCCTTAAAATAAACTTTTACGCAATAAAAAAAATAACCACAAACTCTTGTAGCTACTTAATTTGAACTTTCTATTTTGCGATTTCTTAGTACCCCCCTTGCTTAATTCTGCGAAAATTCACATGAAGGGAAGCACCCGGCCTTTTGCAAAGGGTTTGTAGGGATTTAGACCCCCCTACCCCAGTATGTTTATCCACAAATTATCCATACGTTGTCCACAACTTACTGTTGATAAGTCTAATAGGAGTAAACTCTCCCTTTCTTACCCCATCGACCATCTTCTTTTACTGTTTTCTTATCATGGCAGCACTTGCATAAAGGTTGCCAGTTGCTTTGATTCCAGAACAACTCCTCGTCACCTTTATGAGCTTCAATGTGATCCACAACAGTTGCAGCTTTAATAACACCTTTAGCTTCACACTCTACACAAATAGGATGCTCTTGTAAGAATTGCTTTCTTAACTTCTTCCACCTGCTTGCGTTGTATAAATGTTTGAAAGGTCTGCTTGTCCTATTGTATTCACTATCAACTTGTTTTTTATGCTTATCACAATACCTTTCTTCTGTTAATTCTGCACATCCTTGAAATCTACAAGGTTTTCTTGGTTTTCTTGGACACATATCTACTTCTCCTTAAACATCTACCTTTACAAGATGTTTTTGTTTTAGAAACAACTTCTGTTTTCTTTTCTGCTACAACTTTCACTTTGCTTTCTTCTTTCATGATGCATTTAGGAAAGATACACATCAAAGTGTTTTCGCTTATCTTATTGCTCCAAATGCATTTTTTACATTTATGATTAGACATATATATTCCTCCAAATAGAAAAGCACCCGCCATTTTCACAGCAGATGCTTCAATCTTTAATTTCCATAATACTATTTTAGCAGATACCAAAGTAACAAAGGTAACAACTTTATTTTCTTTTTAAAAATCTATTTACTATCATTTGAACGCTCTTATCACTGTTTCCTCCACCAATGCTATATGCAACTTGTGACCAATCAAGTCCGTTTATATATCTTAATGACATAATCATTCTTATTTGGCTATCCTCGATACTTTCTATGTATCTGTTAAGCCTGTTAAGTTCATAGAAACACTTCTTCAAGTTTAAGTCTAGTAGTTCCTTAAGATCTGCAATCTCTGCAGCATATTTTCCAACTTTATCTGAAATGCCAGAAGCATGTGGCATCCCTGTTATTCTTGAAGAGGTAGAGGTGGCAATACAATCTAGCTCTGTTAATCTACTTTTAAGTTGTTCAATTTCTCTGTTTAAATAATATAGCTGTGATAATTCTTGTTTAGTCATTAACTCCACCTCCAATTCTTGCTTTAACAGCATTTATTAAAGTATCTTGTCCTATTTCTTTTTTACTTAAAGATTTTATAACATCTTCATCAATTGTTCCTTTAGTAATAATGTGATGAATAATAACTGTTTCTTTTTGTCCTTGCCGCCATAGCCTTGCATTAGCTTGTTGGTATAATTCTAAACTCCACGTTAGTCCAAACCATATAACAGTACTTCCGCCAGCTTGAAGATTAAGTCCATGTCCTGCTGAAGCTGGATGTGCAAGAGCTATTGGTATTTTACTATTATTCCATTTTGAAATATCCTCTGTAGTGTTTAATACAGTTGCTTTAAATTTAGTCATTATCCTATCCTTATCATGCTGATAAGCATAAAATATAAGAACTGGTTTCCCATTAGCTGCTTCGATTAAATCCTCTAAAGCATCAAGCTTTTTGTTGTGAATGTTCTTTACTTTTTTAAATTCATCATAGACAGCACCATTTGCCATTTGAAGTAACTTATTTGAAAGTGCTGCTGCATTTACTGCATCTATATCTCCATCTGCAAAAGGTAATATCATTTCATTTTCTAATTTTTTATATAGATCCTGTTCTTTTTCTGACATTTGAACTTCAACTACATTATCAATTCGCTCTGGCATTTTTAAATAATCACAGGCTTTCATGCTAACGCAAATATCAGAAATTTTATTATAAATATGTTCTTCTGCCCCTTCTTTTAGCTTATAACTAAAGATTACTTGCTGATTTCTCTTGTCAGGAACGAAGTATTCATTTCTGTAATTAGTAATGAACCTTCCTAATCTTTCACCCATATCAAGTAAGTTTATCTGACTCCACAAATCCATTAAACTATTTGGTGCTGGTGTACCTGTAAGTCCCACTATTCTTTTTACCTTAGGTCTAACTTTTCTAAGTGCTTTAAACCTTTTAGCTGTAGGTGATTTAAAGCTTGATAATTCATCTATTACCACCATATCAAAATCAAATTTATTATTATCACAAAGCCACTCCACATTTTCACGATTTATAATATAAATATCAGCCTTGCGTGTTAGTGCCAATCTACGTTCTTTTTCATTACCTAAAACTTTTGAAATTCTAAGTTCTTTTAAATGCTCCCATTTCCCACATTCTTTGCTCCAAGTATCATGTGCTACTCTAAGCGGAGCAATTACGAGCACCTTTGAAAACTCAAAATAATCAAATAGCAAAAGCCAAATTGCCGTTAATGATATTACTGTTTTCCCAAGTCCCATGTCTAACATTAAACCACAAGCAGGATTCTTTATAATAAATTCTTCAGCATATTTTTGATAATCATGTGGCACATATTTCATCAAGCACTTCTCCAATCTTTTCTTTGTCATCAATGCAATATACTAAAAATCCTAATGCTTCTAATTGTCTTTTTCTCTTTATTTGAAGTGGTCGCATTTTCTTTCCAGGAGCTTTAAGCTCAATAAAAGCAAACCTTCCACCTTCCATCATAATTATCCTATCTGGAACCCCTATCATTCCAGGCGAAACAAACTTTAATGCTAACCCTCCACGTTTTTTCACTTCTTGAGTGAGTGCTTTTTCAATTTCACTTTCTCTCATTTTAAATCCCCCTTCTAACTGCCTAACTGTTAGAATTTATGTTATAACCTCAACACATTGATTTTTAAAGGCTTTTCACCTATACCTACTATCAAAGTTTTGATTTCCCTATACGTGCGTATGCACATTTACATGTGTGTTGTTTGTCTATATATATATTATTTATAAAGTATTATATATTTTAGTTATTTAGATAGGGTACAGTACAATTCAAGCAGAATAGGAACAGTGTACCCCTAACTAAACCTCTAACAATCATCTAACATAACTCTTTTTCTAAAACTTAACCCTCTTAAATGTTCTTGTATTGCCATATAGCTTATTCCACTTTTGTTTAGGGTCTTGCACCCAACAAGGAATTCTCCTCAGCATTTTTGTAATTTCAAAAGACTTAAATCTTTCTAAATCAGCTTTATTTTTTCCAAAAGCTTCACACCATATTTCAATAACAGATACAGTTTCCCTTGGAATATCTCCTTTTGGAATAATTGAATCATCATTATAATACTCATTGATGTATTCTCTGCGTTTATTAATATCAAAACTGTTCCAATCCTTAGGAAGCAACATTTCAAGGTAGCTTTCAACAATTCCTTGGCGGTCATCAGCTTCCATAGCTTCGTTTTGTAATTCATTTGCCCTCTTTTCAAGCTCAGGTGGCAGCTGCAAATCTTCATTTGCTTCAAAATACACCTTAGCCTCTGCCCAAATTTGCATAACTTCCTCATCTGTCATATCCCAAGGTTTTTTATCCGTTTCATAAACTTTTAATGGCCAAAACCTACGATTACCTGTGGTATCACGGAGATAACCACGTTCTTCATTAGTAGTTCCAATAAATATACATTGGCGAGGATGTGGTGTGGCACGTCTTCCAAAACTTGCCCTATAGATGTCATTTTGGCTTGAAAGAAAGTTTTTTAGGATATTTTCTTCAACCTTACTCATCCCAGCAAGTTCTCCTATTTCAAGTATCCAGTAGCCTTGTAGTTTCTCTGCCGCTGTTTTATCTTTTGTATCTGAAAGCCTTAATGAATCATTAAACCACTCTGTTGCAAGCCTTTCAATAATAGTACTTTTACCTATACCTGGAGGTCCATTTAAAACCAACATCCAATCAAACTTAATGCCTGGTTTCATAACCCTAGCTACTGCCCCAATAAAAACTTTCCTTGTTACTGCTCTTGTGTACTCTTCATCATTTGAATTAAAATAATCTATAAATAATGTTTCAAGCCTCTTTACCCCATCCCACTTAGGTAGTTTATCTAAAAACTCTCTTATAGGATGATAAGAACGGTCATCTGTTACCTTTGTTACTGCAATATCATAATTTCTTGCTGTAAAAGAACCATAAGTTAAATCAATATAACTTATAAGCTGGGCATCATCTGCATCTCTCCAAAACTTGCCTGGGTGCTTCCAAGGAACTTCATCTTTTATCTCCATGCCATCACTAAGCTGATTAAAAGCAATGGATTTTAATTTTGGATCACATTCAAGAATTGTAATTAGGTTCTTTAAGGTATTAAGAACCTCTCCATTTTTGCCAACGTCAAGCCTTGTCTGCCAATCTTCATCATCAGTAGGTGTAAAATCAGTAGTTGCTTGCTCTCTACGCTTCAGTGCAAGCTGCCTTTTTACATTTTCATCAACTATACACAACTCCTGCATTGCTTTGAAAGATGGTAGTTTAGATGTAACTGCACCCTCATCAGCTTTACCATCAAGTTCCCCAAATTTATGAATCCTTACTAAATCAAAGGCATTACATAATTTACTGCAAGCTGGGTCTGTAGCATGATGTGAAAAAGCAAATTTATCATCATAAACAAGTACACCAGCAGTTGAATCAGCAGGAATATAATCGAATCTCCCTTCAATTAAACTTGGACTGTAAACATCAGATAAAAACTTATCAATAGCTTCTCCAATGGTATAAGTTCTACAGAACACTCCTATTAAACCTTCCTTTTCAAGAGGGTCTGCTTGCTTTGAAATGCTGTGTTTTACAATACTTGTCTGCCTTGAGGATACAGGCCACTGACTGCTATCATGCCAATCTTTATATCTTGAAAGAAGCTTATCTGGATCTAAAAGAGTACCGTCCTGCTTTTCAAAAACAAAAACTCCATCGCTTGAGGTAGAGGGCCAATACATTAGTCTTGTCGGTTCATAAGTAGTATCATCAAATTGCTCTATTCCAATATCCGAAGCTACCATTCTACTTACTGCCGTGTATTCATCTGCAGTAACATTTCGTAATAAAGGGATTATTAATCTAAGTCTTGGTTTTTCAGGAGTGTGTTTATGGGTAGAATAAATACAGCAAGTAAAATCATAAAACATAGTGATTTGCTCCCATAAGCCACCATCTGCATAATCCATATCAAGTGTTAGCATTGAGCGGTATTCAACAAACCCTGTTTTTCGCTTACCATCTTTTAATCTCCCACCAACAAATCCACCTACATCTTTAGCCTCATCCTGCTTAGGCTTTGGCAATTTCTTATATTCTAAAACACTCTCAGCGGTTCTATGAGTATTGCTTACTTTATTTAAAAAATCATCCCATGAAATCTCAATGTTTTTCCATACCTTTTCTTTTCTTGAGTTTGCTACTGCTATTATCAAATTAACACCCCTCTATTAATCCTTTCTGTAATATTCACACTCGAACCCATCTGCACGTAATGGTAAATCTTTAGCCCAAACTGGAGCAACAGCCATGATGTCACAAACATCTTTTAATGACCCAAACTCCATAGGAGCTTCAATAACCACTTCGTCATGTATGTGAATAACTATGTCATAGCCTTTTTCTGCTACTCGAAGCATAGCCTCAGCCAATAAATCACGAGCAGTAGCTTGAACTATATTTTCTACTAGCTTTGGACCATAAGTTTCTATCCGTTCCCATTTTTTCGTAGTTCCAATCCCCTCATAGGTAATAGCATCTCTTCCAAACTTGTTAGGTTCAATTCTAGGTTTAATGTAGGATAGCTTTCTACCTGATGGTAAAGTGATAAATAGTATGCCACTTTCATAGTGGATTCTTATTTTGCCAACATCTACAGAAGTTCTCTCCTTTACGGCCTTAAGTGCTGCTTTATCAATGTTCCACCATAGTTTTGTAATATTAGGATTTGCTTGCCTCCAAGCAGTAACAAGTCCTTGAAGTTCTTCTTCCGATACTCCCATATCAAGAGCACCCATTGCTGTAAGTGCTCCAACAGAACCACCATAACCAAGTGCCAATTCTGATATCTTACCCTTTTGTCTAAGTGGTGAAGTTTTAGTAATCTCTTCAATAGGAACTTTAAACATTTGACTAGCACTGGCTTCATAGATTTTTCCGTGGGTTGCAAACACATCCATACGCCATTTTTCACCTGCAATCCATGCAATCACCCTAGCTTCAATAGCCGAGAAATCCGCTACAATAAATCTGTGGTTAGGTTTTGGTATGAACGCTGTTCTAATAAGTTCCGAAAGCAAATGTGGTACACTTTCAAATAAAAGTTCTAAATCTTCAAATCTACCTGCTTTTACTAAAGTTCTTGCCAACGTTAAATCTTTTAAATGGTTTTGAGGTAGGTTCTGTACCTGTACCAATCTGCCTGCCCAACGTCCAGTTCTATTAGCACCATAGAATTGAAGTAACCCTCGTACTCTTCCATCTGGGCAAACTGCACGCTCTATGGCTTCATACTTTTTAATTGATGTTTTTGCAAGTTGTAATCTTAAATTTAGTAACATTTCTACCTCTCCATCAGATTCTTTAGCAAGGTCAGAAACTGCCTTCTTTGATAAAGAATCTACCTCTACACCATTTTCAAGTAGCCACTCTTTTAGCTGCAATACAGAGTTTGGATTGTTAAGTCCAGTAAGTCTTTGTGCCTTGGAAAAAGTATCTTCCTTATGAAGCTTGTCGCATTCCATAGCCTTAGATACTAATTCCATATCCACAAAAACTCCTTTGTCATTAATTTGTTGATCAAGAATATATATCTGCTCTTCAGTTTTACTAATTGGGTACTTTAATATTTTTTTACGAATTGCTCTCTCCACTTCAACATCTCGTTTACAGTAGTTTTTAAATGTTTCCCATTTTTCTGCTGCATGATGTGGGTGATTTCTAATACGCTGTCCATTGACTTTTGTTGGTTTACATGGAATTGAAAAATATCTGATTAGATCCTTACCCTCTTTCATCTTTTGCTCTGTTAGTCCTAAAACCTGAGATACTCCGACTAAAAATAGAGGTAATCCTAAACTAGCTGCTTGTACTGCTGTACATTGCCATGAGTTTGGAGATAATTTTTGATTTAAATACTTGGATAAACAAGTTCTTTCGAACTGTGAGTTGAAGGCAGTTTTAATAATACTGTCATCTGTAAGTGCTGTTATAATTTCATTAGGTAACTTTTCTCCACTTGCTAGATCTACAATTTGTACCTCAGCATCATCAAAAGCATAGGCAAACAGTAATATTTCAAAATGTGGTGAGGCGGTGTATGCATAAACACCGCTTTTTACTAAATCCACATCTGAAAAGGTCTCAATATCTATTCCTAAGGTACGCATACACCTCACCACCTTAACTTAAAAAATCTTCATCATCAGCAGATGAGAAATCATCCTCTGCTCTGCTACGTCCACTAAGAGGTTCACCATCTGCAAGCTTCTGTAGATTTCCAAGACCACAAGCTATTCCTCGATTTCCGTTAGAATTAAAGGCATAAAATGTGATGCTTGCCCTACCATAGCAACCACTGTAAACTTCACTCTGATCTAAAACTGGCTTAACATTTTTATCTACAATTTGTGGCCTGTCCTTGCTGTTAGCATTAATAAAATAACTGTTTTTATAAGCTTCATCATCTGGTCTATCCACATCCCCGTCACGAAGTGGTGTCTTTAAACTAGCTGGAATCTTACCTCCAAACTTTGCTTTACCTTCTTGCTTAGCAGCTTCAATAGCAGCCTTAATTTCATTAACTGTCTTTGTATCAGATTTTGGAATAATAAGAGAAACGCTATACTTCTCATCCCCACCATTAATTGATTTAGGCTCCCATACATTTGCATAAGATAAACGTGCCTTTCCTGTGATTACCTTTGTTTTGTTGTTATTTTCCATAATTATATTTCCTCCTTAAAATCTGCTTCTGCAGTATTATTTATTTTAATAGCTTGTCTTTTATCTGAGCTAGGAACTAAGGTAGGTTTACCTTTTGGTTTAGTTATTAATCCATCAAGTACTTGTGTAAATACTTTTCTTCCTAAGGCTTTTTCAAGAGCCGTTATTCCTTTAAGATTTCTAGTAAAAATGTCATCATCGGTATATCCTGCTTCAGTGAGTTTTTCAATTACAGCTTTTTCATCACCATAAGTTCTATTGCTTCTTCCCTCAACTATTTTGAAGCCATCAAATTCCTCACCTTCAATTATCCTAGCTTCTGCCCATGCCCATACATCTTTACACCAAGCTACTATTTCATCTACTTGTGATAATACTTCTGTAATTTCACCCTTTGTAAGTAAAGACGCTTGTCTGAACTCAAATCTTGCAATTTCCAAGTTTTTCTCTGCTCTGGATTTACAGTTAGCTTTTGCCCTACAAAATTTACAAGTGTATTCGCTAGGACAAAATTGTCCCTCTCCATTCCAAGCAAGCTGTGCTGCTGGCTTTAATACATCCTCTGCCCAATTTAAGAGTTCTTCAGCTGATAACTCATAGGTTGAAATGTTATCCATTCGTGGCTGGCAAATAGTCATACGTACAGTTTCAATATCGTATAAACAATCAAATAGTATCAACGCACCCAGTGCATAAAGCTGCATTTGTGGGTTGCATTCTGCAGATACCGCCACACCTTTTCCACCTTTTAAATCAACTATTTCAAGTATGCCATCTGCTACAATTATAAGATCGCCTGTGCCAAATCCACTCTCAACATATTTTGAAAAATCCAGTCTTTGTTCCAGCAAAATTATCGGATCTTTACATCTTTCCTTAGTCAACTCAATTAATTCAATTGCAAAAGTTACATAAACTTCTACCGCTTCTTCAATTTCAGGATTAAAGAACTCGCTTGAGTTCAACTCCTTTAGCTTTTTCTTATAATCACTTTCATTTATTGATCCAATATAATTGCTGAGTTTTAATTCCCCTAGCTCATGCATAAATGTTCCCTCAGCTGCAAATACGCTTGTAGTGTTCTCAAAGGTTTCCTCAAGTCTTGCACTAGGGCTACAATGAATCCACCTATGTGCTGAGCTTGCAGAAAGTAAAGCGTGTGCTCCCATTAAAGTACCTCTGCTTCATTTAAAAGTTCTTCATAGCAAGCTGGATCAATGTCCGTAAGTTTCTTTGCTCCATATTTAGTTATTAAACCTTTAACAGCACTCTGTTTTCCCGATTGACTTAATGAAGCAAGCTTTGCTCTAACATCTTCTAAAGCAATAGTTTTAACTTTTTCCTTTTTAATTTCTTCTTTAACCAATTTTTCATTTTTGCTTTCAGTTTTATCCTCTGACTCTTTAACTTCAACTGGTTGTCCTTTTTCTATTGGTAGAACGTCACCTAATTGCATTTGTGGTAATGCTTTAGCAAAATTCAATAAAGCCGCCATAAGCTCTGGTGATTCAAATCTCACGTTTACGTTAATATCCATATTATGCCTCCATTTTGTTATTTATAAAAAATTTTTTATTTGTTGCTTTTTATATTTTTATCACTTCCTTTTTCATATCCCACAATGATTTTGGAAACTATTTCTTCAATTTTAATGAATAAACTTCTTTATACATACAAACACTAGACTTGAAAATAAAAAGCATTTTAACTATTAGCTTGTATGCTATTAATGTTTTTACTCTTAGCAATACTGCTAACAAAATTGATTTTACATTATTCCCATAGATGTTTCATTAGTGACTTTGAGGTAAGGTAGGTAAAATATATGGATGATACCAGAGAACAGTTTATTAGACAATTTGATACAGGTGATTATTTAGCAAAAGTTAGAACTGAAAAGAAGATACGATTAACTGATGCTGCACGTGCACTAGGAATTTCGCCACCATACTTAAAAGAAATTGAAAAGGGATTGAAGCTTCCCTCAGATATGTTAATTCGTTCAATAGCCGATTATTATGAAATTCCTGAAGATGAATTGTTTAGACGCTTGGGCAAAATTCCGTTACTCGCACGTGAGCAATTTAATGAAATGCCAAATCTTCAGAAGTTGTTATCAGACGTTAGAAAGCGGAATGTTTCTGAAGGTGATAAAGAAAGCCTAATTGATGAAATCACAGAACTTTATAAAAGATTTCTTCAACGGATAAGTAAAGATGAGGAAGGTGATTAATGTGACAAATCCAATTATAGATGCCTTTGAAAGGTTTCTTTTAAGACATTTTACATACTTACAGACCATCCGTATTAAAGACATGGTTACAATGTTCACCGCTTTATATGCTGGTTCAGTGCTCACTTTATATTATTTCTTACAAATTTGGATTAAGTCTAATATTGTATTTGAAGATATAAAGGACCCTAACATCATAGTAGCTAGATTTTATGAAGGAAAGGTTTACGAAACACAAATTAGATCAGACGTGTTTAAAAGTTTTAGTTCTATACTGAATGTTACTTTTGCACTGATAATTGCTAATCATACAAAAAATACTAAAGTGTTTGTCTGGCAGGTAAAAAAACTTGAAAAAATAGTTGCTGTTTCCTTTATTATTGCTCTTTTACTTGCTGCATTTGGTGTAATGTGTGCACTAGACACAGAGCTTCCCCCTGGATATAAACTGCCTGTTAGGAGTCATGCTGAGGTGCAGATATCAAATCATCATAATAGCTAGAATAAGAAAAAGAGGTTCTTTTTGCCCCTTTCTCTTCATTTATTGATTATTAGATTTTCTCAGTTGATAATTTTTTCTTCATCAGCATTTATATTTAATATTTTTCTTTAAAAAATAATATTTTTGAATTTTCCTTCTTTTATCTGAATTAAAGCCTTTTCATACAACTTTTCAAGCTTATCCATGTTGACATCAAAAACATAAATATCATCAATAAGTATAGGCTCTTCTATGTTAATGTATTCTTTTATAATTTTCGTAACAAACTCAATATCTAAATCTGAAATCAAATCATTTTCTTCAAAAGCTGATAGTGCCATTTCATATAAAAGTTCCTCTTCATTACTTTTAATTGACTCATATTTATCTTTATGTACATAAACACATAAATTTTCAACTATTGCAGCAATAAATTGATAATTTAATTCTGCTGAAAACTCAATGTTGTCATTAATATATAACATTTGTTTCCTTTGCAGCTTCTTTGCCATCAAAATTACTTCTTTCAACTTTTTATCCATAAAAAAACACCTCCACATATTAAGTATGCAGAAATTTTAAAAGTTGACTAATATTTCATTCATAGATTCTTCTACTTGTGTAACAAAATTACTATACAATACAATATTAACAAAGTATTAAGTGCATTTTTAGCAGATCCCAATATTTAATTTAAATTATAAAAATTTTTCAATTGTAGATTTGTATAAGCTATTACTTTTTTAAAAATAATTTCTCACGCAAACTCTCATTCATATAATCAGCTAACGCTTGGGAACAGCGTAAGTTGAAAGATATTGCGTCTAGTACTCATGGTGGAGGTACACCACCAACATCTGTTGAAGAATATTGGAATGGCAATATACCATGGATACAATCATCTGATTTGACTGAAAA